AACAGTTTACATCATCTAGACTAGGATCTTATCCTAACGCCGGTCAGCCTACTAAATATGCTACTGAACTTAGCCTAGTTGAAAGAGCATACATTGATTACTATAATGCCTTACCAGAAAATGAAGGTAAAGGTAAAATTACTAAAGCAAGTCAGTTACCCGGAGATCATCAGATACTACTATCAATGGCTAAAGGTGATCTTATAGAAAAGTTAGACCTAGACTTAGCTAATGAATCTGGTAGAGATAAGAGAATAACAAAGTCTAATGTAACAAATGAAATAATTAAAAATATAGGTCAAGAAGATTATAAGTTAGCTGACGTTAAAAACGAAGCAGAAGATGTTAGTCTTAAAGATGCTATAGCTTATTCTGAGCAAGTAAAGGCAGATCCAACACTGATAGATAGTGACAAAGCTATAAATGTACAAGAAAAAGCTGTACTCAGTGACACTCTCAATGCAGTGCTTGATGGTGACTTTGCAAGAGTATCTGGTTTCTGGGACGAGATTGCTAAAAGAGATAAGAGATTTACAAGTGGATACGATGCTGCTGTTTACAGATTACTAAAAACAGGAGGTTTAAGACTTGATGAAAACTCTGGTACTTACCAAATTGTAAGGGACAGAACCTACTATGATTTATCTGAAGAAGATAAACTAATCTTAGCTAACAGTCCTAATGACCCAGCTAAGTTCGGTGTATTTTATTTTAACAAAGATAAAACAAAGTCTTTACTAAACTCTATGCGTAGTACTAAAAAGAATGACCAAGGAGAGTTAGAGTATGTAGGTGATGGTTACTATACTATAACTAGAGCTAACGGTACAGCCATTACTAGAAATGACGGTGAAAATAGATCTGCTAACCAACTACTAAGTTACTACGGTAGTGACAACTTTGGTCGCTATGGACTTAGTAGAGATAATCTTATGACAATTAAGAATTATCAAGAATCTAAAGGTATTGTACTTCTAGACTTTAATGATAAGTTTGATGAAAATTTTCAAACTAATGCAGCTGCTATACTTATGAAAATAGGTCAAAGCACTCGCAACGATATTAGAGGTCTAGGAATTGCTGATGACAAGGGTGTGTATAGCCTGCCTAACATATCAGAAAAAGATCGAGTAATTTTGCAAGAGATATTTCCAGCACTAAAAGATGTAGATTTTAGTCTAGGGTGGGACTCACATTCAGACGCTCTAAATAACTTATTTATCGGTGAAGCTGAGAAGGCTACAATAGCAGATAAAGAGTATGTCAACTCAATAATTACTAAAGATATGTTCAGAGACTTTCTTGTTGCAAACAAAGATAAAACACAAGTATCTGCATTTAGTCCAAAGTTTACCGATAACCTTAGAAAAACTTACTTCACTGCTACAGGTCTTGTAGATGAAGAAAAGATACCAGACTTTAGTGATATTTTCTATAAAGATAAAGATTTACGCAGATCAGTATTAGACTTTTATGGACTAAGAGAGTCAGGAGGTAAGATTGTATCTAAATCCACTAAGAAGACACGGAGAAATTAATGAGTGAAAAATATTCTGTAGAGTTCGATGATGATACTGTAGATTTTATTGCCCAACAGGCAGAAAGAGTACAGTCAGAATATGCTAAACGTCAAGAAGAGCAAAGACTCGAACAAGAACAAGAACAAGCAGAACAACAACAAGCTGAAGACGTACAGTTTGACCCACGTAACGAAGATACATGGGGCTTCAAGGGTGTTTTAAAGGAAGGTCAATCAATTATCTCAGGTGGTTTGCAAGATACTGCGTCATCACTAGCTACATTTCCAGAGCGTACAATAGATGCGTTGACTGGAGCTATGGCTCGAGAACGCCGTCTTACCGGTGAGTATAAGCCTGACTGGACACCGTTTGGAGGATATGATAACCCTATCGAAACAAGAACATGGTGGGGTAAACAGCTAAGAGGCCTAGTTCATTTTGGATCTCTTGCAGCTGGCACAGTGCTAGCAGCAAAAGGTGCAGTAGCAGCTGGTGTAGTCACAGTACCAGCAAGTCTAGCCGGTCTTGCTAGCAGCAGTGTATTACGAGGTGCAGCAGTTGGTGCTGTATCTGACCTTATATCTAAAGAGTCAGATGAGCAAAACGCTTTAGCTGCATTACGTGATAGATATGGCTGGATAGATACACCTCTAGCTACAAAAGATACTGACCATCCTATAATGATGAAACTCAAAAACATCGTAGAAGGTATGGGTATCGGTATAATATTTGATGGTGTAGCATACGCACTTAAGAAAGGTGGTCAGGGTGCTGTAAATCAGATAACAAAGAGAAACACAAGCTTACAGGATCAGTCACTACAGGCTGGTCTTGCACAGCTCCGTAAAGGCGAAGCTGAGTTTAGAGCTGACAAGAACGCACCATTTGCAGAACCACACCAAGGGGCACACATATCAGAGGTTGAACCAGATGTGGCTCGTCAACAGCTATCTAAAACACGTAAGGACTGGGGTTCAGAAGATGGATCTACTGGTTCTGTTACTACACCTGTAGAACGTGAACGCATAGCTCTAGAAGGTGCTACTGATGAAGAACAAGTCGAACGTATATTAAAAGGTTTGATGAGTACAGAAAAGTTTGCTAAGGAACTAGAAGCCGCAAAGGGGTCTAGAACTACATTAGTAAACAAGTACAGAGAAGCTATCGAAGCACATCAACGCATTACACAAGGTAGAAATGCAGCAGATATGTCAGCAGAAGAGTATCTAAAAGAACTGTTTGAAACCAATGATGTCATTGATGGTTTTGAAAACTGGACATCTAAGAACGTAGTTGTTGCTGACCTTGTTGTTGGTACACTACTCAAGCAGCTACGAGATACAGGTATTGCTGGTAGAGAAATAGCTGACATAGTTGATCTTAACAGTGTAGACGGCCCAGCCAAACAGATTATGGATACTATGCTTACTGCGTTATACCAAACAAAGAAAGCAAGATTTATTAAGTCTGACTCATTTAGAGCATTGGGTGCTGGTAAAGCTAGAAAAGATGCACTAGAGTCAACAGTTAAGAAAGAAGTTGCAGATGCTAGAGAGTCAATTATGACTATTCTAAACATCACAAAAGATGACAAAGACGACAACTTACTTAACGCTTTGTTTGAAGCTTTCTCTATGATGAAAGAAATACAAAGCTTAGATGACTTCGACAACTGGGCAAGAAAAATACTAAAGGGTGGTCAGATAGATCCTAACGGCCCAAACCGCACAGGAGTCCTTATAAGGGAGCTAGAGGGTGTTATGACCAATAGTATCCTAAGTGGCCCTAAAACGCCTGTGAGAGCCATTATGGGTACATCTACGGCAACTCTGCTAAGACCGCTTGCAACAGCATTAGGATATGCTATCAAAGCACCATTTACTGGTGACACACGTGGCTTACGAGCTAGCTTGTCAACAGTCAATGCTATGGTAGAAGCTATACCAGAATCGTTTGAAATATTTAAAAATAAACTTAACTCTTACTGGAAAGGTGATATAAGAAACATCAGGACTCGTTACTCTGAGTATACAAAAGGTGATGATAACTGGGAGATATTACGTCGTTGGGCAGAAGATAGTGGTAGAGCTACACCCGGAGAGCAAGCAGCTTTTCGTATAGCTAATATGGCACGTCAGATGAACAATACTAATATGCTTACATACTCTACAAAGCTTATGGCTGCGACTGACGATGCTTTTGCATACGTACTTGGTCGTGCTAAGATGCGTGAGAAAGCTATGCGTAGAGTGTTAGACATGCAGAACAACGGGATACAGACACCTAAGATAACTAAAGAGTTGATGAAAGCCTATGAAGATGATTTTTATAGTCAAGTTTTTGACTCTGCTGGTAATATTACGGATGAAGCTACCTCGTTCGCAAAGAAAGAAGTTACACTTACTCAAGAGCTTACAGGTTTTGCTAAAGGTCTAAACGATGTATTTACAGCTACACCACTAGCCAAGCCATTCTTTTTGTTTGCTAGAACTGGTGTAAATGGTCTTGCATTGACAGGTAAGTATACACCCGGTTTTAACTTCTTAGTTAAA